CCATCCTCGTCGGACAAACGCTGATAGGCGTAGACGATGCCAATCTTGTCCGTGAACCGCTGCTGCGTGTAGACGAACGAACGGCTGATGGGTTGCGTGTACTCGGAGGGGCTGATGGTGATCAGCCGGCCACGCTGCGTCTCAATCGCCTTTTCCACCCAGTCCTTGTCCCAGCCGTCATCGCGCACCAACTGCCGGAGCTGCTCGGCGGTAAAATACTCTACCCGGTAGATGCCAGGCACCCGCTCCAGATCCAGCGAGAACGACGGGATGAACAGGTTTTCATCCAGGTTGAACGCCCGCAGGACGGGGTAGGACCGCTCCGGCCCCTCCACTGGCACCGTGGTCTCTGCAGTCTTCCGCAATTCCTTGAGCATCTTGGTCGCCTTCGCCCGGCTGCAACCGTACTGCTCCTCAAAGATGGACTTCAAGTCCTCCTCGGCGGCCTTGTCCTCGATCAGGGCAACAATGTCGATCTGCGGGAACTGGAGCTGGAGATCCTCCAGCCGGACATTAACCAGCACCTTCTCCCGGCGCTTCTCCCAGAACTGACCCATCACGGCCAGTCCCTTCTCGTTCATATAGTTGGCGGCAATCTCCACCTCCCGATGCACCTCTGGAATCTGCGTCTGGATCAGCCAGCGCATAAAGTTGGTCACGAGGTTGGACCGCTCCATATCGTTGGTGCCAACCGGCACCGCCGAGAGGTTGGCCCGCTGGAAAGCCATACACTCCATCGCCACCTTTTTGTTGATGATGTTATCAACGAGGAAGACGCGCAGATCGGACGCGCCGTCCCAAGGCGTGGGGCTCGTCTTGCTGCCCTCGCGGGAATGCTTCTTCCCGTCCGCTGACTGGCCGTTCCAGATGGCGTACCGGGTCTGGTAGTTGACGCGGCACTGATCGACGTAGGGCTGGTTGTCGGCAACGCAGTCCTCAAAAGCCTTGCAGATCAGGTTAAAATCAGGAGCGTTGTCGCCGGACGGGGCCAGTTGCAGACTCGGATCGTTGGGGACGGAAGTCTGGAGGGAGTCGATGGAACTCATTGCTTAGGGCGCTATGCGTAAGCCCCTTCCAAGGCAAGTTAATAGCTCCACGTCCGGTTGTCGGTTTGCTGCATTGCCTGCGGGTCCATAAACTCGCAGTTGGCGACGAGCAGATAACGCAGGCAGTCCACTGGATCTTTGGTCGCCTCTTCCTTGCCGCCCTTGGCTGTATACTCACCCATTGAGTAAATCAGGTTCTGGCAGCGGTCAGAGATGTAGAGCCGGGGGCCGTTAAGGGCGGTAATGGGCTTGCTTTCATCGTAGGACAGGAGGCCATTAATGAGCTGCAGGCCGTTCTCAATCTCCACGCCGGGGGCGGGGATGAACGTCATTCCCACGTCGTCCAGCTCGGAGATGATGGTGGTTGCCCCTTCGGCGGACTGCCTTTCCGCCGCACCGAGGCGCGGGTCAATGAGCCTTTCTTGAATCGTTTCACCGTCCTCACATTGCTCGATAAGCTCGACGTAGTCACGGATGCCTTTCTTGGAGCCTTTCTGCGCGGGACCGGGTTTGCCTTCGGCTCCGCTGCCGGGCAGTGCCCAGTCGTCATAGTCGGGCCACTCGCGGTAGACCCACCAGGTGCCAGCGGCGTCGATGGCGACCCAGAGCATAAACCAGTTCTTCGATCCAGCAGGGTCCAAAGCCATATACCGAGTGACCGGATAGCTTGGGTCACGGACGAAAGGTAGGGTTTCATATGGGATGACGTTAACCTCCTTGTTGAATCCTGGAAACACTGAAGTGATGGACTTGGTGGGGATGCCATACGCCCGGGCCAGCACCTCATCGCGGGGGCGGCCCAGCAGCTTCTTGGTGAAGTCGGACGTATCGAGGAAGGCGTTGTCCTCCGTCCAGAAGTAGTAGATCGCCGTGTTAGGCCGGGACAGCGACTCTTGCATAATCGGCAGTTCTTTGCCCACTAACGGGGCAAATCGCTTCTTGAGAGTCTTCGTCTTGCCTAGGATGTCCTGCACCAGCGGCGTCCAGCCCGTTAGGGTGGTAAACGTCAGCAGGATGCGTCCGTGGAAATCGCTCGTTCGGTATTGCAGCGTCTCCCACATCTTCTGCGGGCATTCTTCGTCGCACCAAATCAGGTGGGCCTTGTAGCCCTCGGCAATCTGGGCGTCGTTGGCGTAAGCACGGTAATTACTGAACTTGATCGACCCGCCGCGCACGGCCCCGGACAGCGGGGGCAAGATGCAGATGTTGTCGGTAAACCCGTTCTTCTGACTGTACTGGACGGAGTGGTTTAGGCCCTTCTTGGTGGGCAGCCGGCGGATGCCGATGGGCAGGGCATCATAGATCATCCGCTGTTGATCCTCGATGCTCCGGTCCTCGTTGACGTGATAGGCCCGGACCTCGGCAGAGGGGATGCTGCCGCAAGCCCACACGCATAACCGGCTGGCAAAAATCGATTTCGACGAGCGATTGCCACCTAAGATGATGTGGTTCTGGTACTTGCCCCAGTTTGCCATCACCTCCTGCCACATCGGCAGGGTCCAACCGGCACCCACGGGGTTATCCAACGCTTGTTTGTTCCGTTCTTCCCGGAAAGCGAGGTACTCGATCAGCTTGTCCTGCGGCCAGGCGGTCAAGTCGTCCCGCTCCGGGATCGGCACCCACGGGATGCCGAACGTGGGCTGGAAATCGTCCGCAAAATGTACGTCACCGAGTGGCATTGCGCTTTTTAAGGTTTACGGCGTAAGACTGACGGGCGGAAAGGAGTTGTTCCCACGGGATAATACCTTGGCCGTCCACGTTTAGGCCGGCGGGCTCGGCGATGATGGACAAACGGGCGTATTCCCGCGCTCCTTCGATGTCGGGCTCAATCAGCCACTCGTCCACGCATCGTTTGGTTACCATAAAATCGCCCAAGCGGGGCTCCAACCCGCATCTTCGCTTAATCCCCAAGGGGTGTCCGTCCCCGCCGGTGGGCGGGGCCTTGGTAGAACGCCCGGAATCCGGGCCAGCGAAATGCTATGCTTTGCACCATTGGGCATTTCCGTTGATATATTTGGCGGCTACTCAGGCAAGTGGCTAAAGCCAGCCCTAAACCTTATAAGATTGGCTAATATCAATACAAATGCCTGACTTTGCGGTTTCCGACACTGCGTCCGTGGACCACCGTGCGGTTTCCTCTATGAAACGCATCCTCATTGCTACGCCGCTGAAGGGCGACATTCCCCGCAGCTACTTTAAGACCAGCCTGCAACTGGCTGCCGCCAAGATTCCTGACGTCAAACTGGACTGGTGCCTCTTGGAGGGACCGGCAGTGCAGCAGGCGCGGAACGAACTCGTGGCCTACGCCCTTGAGCACAAGTTCGACGAGCTAGTCTGGTGGGACAAGGACGTGTTGGCCGAGCAGCACGGCGAGGATGTGACCGCTGGGGCGCTCTTGCGGCTCCTCAAGCACGACGTCGACATTGTTTGCGCTATCTACGCCACCCGGTCACTCAAGACGCACTGGCATATGCACCTGATTCCCGGTGAGCACGCCAACGAGGAGGGGCTGCAAAAGGTGTCCCGGTCGGCCCTAGGCTTTTCCAAGATGAAGATGAGCGTGTTTAAGCGCATCGCGGAGCTGAACTCCTGGCGCCGGGGGATCTTGGTGGACCCCAATCACCCGCCGCATCCGCTGCACGAGTTCTTCCCGATGGGGCTGCAGGGGCCGAACACGCCGGAACGCCGGCTGGAAACTATCCGTGAGACACTCGGTGAGCCGGCCAAGAACAATGACATTATGGTCGAGCGCATCAAGCGACTGGTGGACCTCAAGTACGACGAGCCCAACGTGTTCGTCTCGGAGGATTACTGGTTCTGCGACCTGGTGCAGAAGGCGGGTATCGACATTCACGTAGATACGAAGCTCATTATGGCCCACACGGGCAAGGTGGCCCTGCCCATCGAGACCCCGCAGCTCCTAGAAATGCTGTCCGAGCCGTGGCGCAAGGACGAGATCAAAGCTATCAAGGCTGAAATGCTGGCGCAGAAGGAGGCTTCCAAATGAGAGAGTTCACCAACGACTGGTTCCAGCAGACGGCGGAGACCAATTTCATCAACAATCTGCTGCCAAGGAAGGCGCAGTTTAAGAAGGCGATGGAAATTGGCTGCTACGAGGGCCAAGCCACCTGTTGGCTGCTCGACCATATGGCGTTCGATCAGATTCATTGCGTCGATACGTGGTTGGGCAGCGCCGAGCACTTGACCGTGCCGATGGTGCAGGTTCACGACCGCTTTGTCCGCAACACCAAATTGGAAGACGGCGGTCCCGCGCAAACTTGGGTCAACAAGTCAATTTACCACCTTGCATCCTGTGTGGCGCATAAAGATCGCGGGCACTACGATTTCATCTACATCGATGGTAGCCACCTCGCCAAGGACGTCCTGACGGATGCGGTGCTGGCGTGGCAAATCCTGGAGCCGGGTGGGTACTTGGCCTTCGACGACTACACCTGGACGGAAAAGCCCCGGCAGGAGGCCAACCCGCTGGACAACCCACGGCTGGCGATTGATGCGTTCTACACCATCTTCCGGCGGGAGGCGGTCATCCTGCCCTCCACCCAGCACCAGTTCTGGCTGATGAAGGTATGAGTCCCATCATCGGCATCCCCACCCGCTACGAGATCAAGGAGACGGAGCGTAAAATCCGGGACAAGCTGGCCTCCACCTATGGCCGGCGGTCTCGGGCCGAGGCGGGGCACCTAAGAGTCAGGGTGCAGCAGCTCTACAAAAACGGGATGACTCAGCAGCGGATCTCGGACCTCCTCGGCATCAAGCGGGATCTGGTCCACTACTACCTGAGCCGGTCCAAGGCTTAGGCTGCGTCATCCCCCTTCAGCGCATCCGCCATCATCTGCTGGCGGGTGGGCTTGGGCTCAGGTGGCGGGACCACCTCGGCCTCCACGGGAGCAGGCTGCGTCACGTCTGCGGTGGCAAACTTGCCCGTCAGCTTGGCAAGGATCTCCTCCTTGCTCATCCCCCCATAGTTGTTGACCTGGATATTGACGTTGGCGTTGCCCACGGCGGCGGCGCCTGCCATCCGCTGACGCTTATCCATTGCCACGGATAGGTTGAAGCCTAAGTTGTTGAGTGGGGTCTCGTCCACGGTATCCAGCATTCGGTCCAGAATCTTGTCGGCCAGGCAGTCGAGCTTGCCCATTAGCCGCTGGTTGAATTCCTCGACGCTCATCCCGACCACCCGCTGCAGCATCAGCCGGTCGTCCCGGCTAACCTCTTTGAGCAGGCCGTGCTTGGCGATGCCAATGCCCTTGGTCTCAATTGTTGCCTGAGCCACGGCATTGATCAGCTTCTGCGGTTGATAGCTCTTCTTAGGGCTGTGCGGGTTCTTCTTTAGGCTCATCGGCTATAGGCGGCATACGCTGCGTTTCTGGCCTGCTCCATAAAGTCCGTCGCAGACGGGTTGTAGTCGGGCTCCGCTGCCGGCGCAGGCTCCTCGGCCACTACAACCGGCTCAGGCACAGCTACAGGTGCAATCACGGGCTCGGGCTCCACGGGTCTCACCTCCACTGGCCGATCCTTAAACTCATACTCCGCATCCCTCCCATCCGCACTCACCCACACCCGCCGCACCATCCTCCTCTCCGCATACGTCAGCACCCGCCCCCCAATCTCCGCCTTCGCCCACTTCTTCTCCCCCACCTGCACCTCCACATACCACTTGTTCCGACACCTGATCCCCACCACTCCCTCCACCTCCGCCGGCCACCCACCTAAACATTCTTCTACCTTAACCCCCTCAGCATCAGCACCACTACTACTTCCGGCTTGACGACCTCCCTCAACCCCCTCCACCTCCCCCTTAGGGGAGGCAACGATGAGCGCCAGCGAATCGGCAGGG